CTTGCCATGCCGCGCCATGCCCTGCCGCGCCACGCCGAGCCCCGCCTCGCCCCGCCATGCCCCGCCGCGCCATGTCTTGTTTCCAGAAAATCTTTATGTTTCAAGTTAAAGGTAGCCTTGCCTTGCCCCGCCTTGCCTCGCCGCGCCTTGCCATGCCTCGCCTCGCCGGGCCCCGCCCAGCCGAGCCGGGCCGCGCCTCGAAAAAGAAAGAGACTACTGTTCCACCTCGTCCCACTGCGAAACCACGAAGGTCCCGTAGAAAGGACGGTACGTCCCAAGGCCCAAGATTCCGGCTTTCTTCATGGCCGTCCGCAAGTTCTCCAAGGTACACTCCTCGTTCTCTTCGAAGAGAAGGTCGAAGTGAACATTCCAGGGCAACGCAATAACCGGACGCTCCTTCGGATTTGGGATTCCCTTTTCGAGCCGAGCCACTGCCTTGTGGATGCTAATCTTCTCGTTCCACCCCTTGAAGAAGATCTGCTCATCCTTGTCATCGACGATCGGGATCTCGACCGGTTCGATGTTCGTGAAGGCTGCCATGCCCTGGGCGATCGAGGTCCCCTGCTTCCCGAAGAACTGCTTGCAGGCGGACCGCGTGTTACGTGCCGCCAACATGCTGAACACGTTGATGGCGGGCAGCACCAAACCCGAAGCCGAGTCCAGGTACAGCTTCTCTTGCGTCGAGAGCTTGGTGTTGTTGTCTCCGGGGTACCGATCGAACATGAGCGGGCGAGTTCCGGACAACGTTACGTGAATTCTCATTTGTAGTGCATCTTTCTCCAGAACTGGTAATGAACTGGCGGTCTTGGTCGTTCAAGTGGAACCATTCTCCGTTCGGACCTGTCCTGGTTTTCTTGTGAGCGAAATGACGATGAAGAGACTGTTCGAGAACGTACGGATTGTCATGAAAAACACTCATGACGCGCTCTATCTTCTCATCATTTCCTACCTGTACTTCCCACTGTCGCTTTTTCAATGGACCACCGGATGAATATCCGATTTTATATATGTCGGTACCTCCTTTCTTGAGAAGATATACGTACCCTTTCTGGCTCTCTTCGGCATCGACTCCCGGACTTTTCATGTTAAAGGTAGCCTTGCCTTGCCTTGCCTTGCCGCGCCCAGCCTCGCCTTGCCCCGCCTCGCCGCGCCTCGCCGCGTCTTTACTAAATATTTTCACAGCCACTCCCGGGCCGAATCACCGGTTATTTGACTTGCGATGTTCAACTTCTCGCGCAGGGCGCGGACGATCTTGGAATCCACGGTTCCCTTTGCGATCAGGTCGATATACGTGACGGTTTTCTCCTGCCCGATTCGATGTGCCCGGTCCTCCGACTGGAGCCGTTGTTCAAGGTCGAAGGAGTTCGAGTAGTAGACGACCGTCGAGGCGGCGTGGAGTGTCAGGCCCACACCGGCCACGGCCGGATTGCCCACGAAGTAGCGGGGCCCCGAGTTGACCGCCTGGAAACTCTGGCGAGCGTCCAGGCGATCGTCTCCGTCTACAGCACCGTCGTACCGGACCGCTTCCTTCCCCAACTTCTCCATGATCTGGTCAACGTCGGCCCGGAATCGGGCGAAGATGATCGCCTTGCCCTCGAGGTCCTCGAGGATCTCCAAAAGAGCGGCGAGGCGAGGATTCTCCGGGAACCGCTCGAGCCTCGCCGCCTCCCCGTCAGGATTGTCGATCGGAAGATACCCGCAGGCGATTTGCTGAAGCCGCAAGAGCCGCGTCACGACGAGGGCCGCTGTCACGGTCTCACCCGACTCCAGGTACAGCAGGAAGTCGTCGCGGACCGTGTCATACGCCACCTGTTGCGCGTCAGACAAGTCGAAATACCGCTTCTGGTAGACCTTCGGAGGAAGGTCCAGCACCTGGGCCTTCGTCACCCGGCTGGAAATCTCCGCGACCAGGCGAGACAGTTGGTCCAGATTCTTGAAGGCAACAACCTGATTGAACCGCTGCCCAGTAGCGCCGTTGATCCGCTGCTCCCAGATCCCGAAGTAGGTCTTGAACGCCTCGTAGGAGGCGTAACCGCGAGCGTGCCAGAAGGCCTCGTCGAGGAACTTGACCTGGGAGTAGATGTCGAACGGCTTGTTGGTTACCGGCGTCCCGGAGAGGATCCGCTTGTAGGGAGTCCTTCGGCCCGTGGCAACGATCGACTTGGTCCGCTTCGCCCCCGGCGTCTTGATTCGTTGAGACTCGTCGAGAACGTAGAGGACCTTCCGACGGTGGAAGAAGGCCTCGGCTGTTCGTCGGCCTTCTTCCGTCATGAACGCGTTGTAGGAGATAGCAATGAAGGCAAGCCCCCGGAAGCTCATGAGGTCTTCGAGGGCTTGCCTGTGCCACTTCGTCTTAGAACTCCTCGTTCTATAGGCGACGGCTTGAATCGACACGTCCTCCGGCATGTGCGCTGGGATCTCGTCGGAGATCCAATTTTCGTGGACCCCGTTCGGGGCGATCACCAGCATCGCGTCAATCTGGCCAGTCCGGAACTGGTGTGCGGCCGTGTCGAGTATCAGTTTTGTCTTCCCCGTCCCCTGCTCCCAGAAGATCGCCTTCGTAGGCAGATCCTTGGAACGTTCCCACTCTTCGAGTTGGTGGGCGAATGGAGTTGTTTTGAAGGGAGAGGGGTTCATGTTTTTAAAATGGTCGGGCCCCCCGGAGTCTCACCGGGATTACCTGGCCCCCGCCAGGTGTCCTAACGCACTAAGCGCGATTTCTTAGACGAGAGCCCGTTGGGCGCCGCTGCCATGGGGGACTTGCACCCTCATTCCGGTATTTCCCGGTCCTATTTTTTTGGATGAATGGCACGACGCATGACAGTTAAAAGGGATGTTCTCCGACGTCAGCAGACGAGTTGACCGACGCATCGACAGTGGACGGTTGAACTATCTTGCCCTCCTTCACGCAGAGGGTCCGCCAGATCTCGAGGAGGAGCGAGGCGGCGGCGAGGAGGTCGCGATCGTTGAGCGACTGCGTCTCCTGCCACTGGCCCCGATCGTCCTTGTAGACCTTGACGAGCTTCACGGAGTACGTCTTGAAGGTCTTGCCGTTCGCCGTGTGTTCGTTCTCCCACGCAGCGATCTTGAGTGGAAAACTTTCGAGTTTGAGGATGGGGGCCTTACCGGGCATCTCCCACCTCCTTCCGCATCCCTGCCAGCAGGTCCTGGATCGAGTAGAAGACGGGAATCCCCAACCCCTGGGCATAGATCACTTCCCGATCGGCTCCCGGAGAGGACCCGTCGATCCGCAGAACTGCGTTACAACGACAGAGGACGTTGAAGTCGAAGGACAGCCACCGTTCGTAAGTAGGGGTTTCCTCATCGAAAAGATTGGCGAACCACGACATGTGAGGACAGAAGGCGTCCACGTCATGGCGCATCAGTTCCAGGGCGACACGAGCACCCTTCCGTACGTTCTTCACCTGATCGCCGTATGTTCCAATCGGTCCGGCGACATAGACGAGGGGGCGACTCAAGAGACCTCCTTTCCTACTTGATGGAAGCGAGAGCGGCTTTGACGAGTGGATTCGCGTCGTCGCGAGCCCAAGTAACGTGACTCCCGCGGTAACCGACCGTGTCGTACCGCCAAGCCTCTACGCTCTTCATCGGTTCTCCGACGAGACCCTTCCGGTGGTGCCACGCGTCGACGTTGCAGAGGGACGGGTTCCGACGGATCAGGACACCGTTCGTCGGCACGACGCCCTCGTACTCCTTCTCCCACCGCTGGTGCTTGTCGCCGACCTGTACCTCCCGGTAGGTCGACGCCGACCATTCCTTCTGCGCCTCCTGGGCAAAGATCAGGGCGAGTTGGTTCGGCTTGACCTCCGATCCGTGGTCAAAGCCCAGGATGACGCCGCCGTGCGTCACGTACTTCCGGGGTGAGGCCCGGAGGTCTACATGGACCCGGGGATTGTTCCGATACCGCTCTGCGAGGGCCGCACAGAGTGTGAAAGACGATGTGAGGTCGTGGTTGCCCGGGATATAGAGGATGTCGATCTGATCGGCGATCTCCAGGGCGCGTTCGACCTGGTAGCAGAGGCATTGCAGCGCGGCGAGGTAAACGCGAGCATAACGTGTATCCGTGTCGAGGAAGTGGTCGCCGAAGGCTGTAGTCATGCGGCATGAGTCGAAGTGCATGAAATCGTTGCCGATCGGCATTACGATTCGGTTGACCCAATACAGGTCCAGCTCCTCGACCATGTCGTCGATGGAGTTGTAGATCCTCCGGCAGGCCAGATCGACGTCCCAATCGTTGTTCGTCTCGGAGTTCCAGGCATACGAGCCGATGTGCGCGTCCCATAGACCCCAAGCGACCATATACCCAGTTTTATGAGCATCGACGTCCTTGCCAGCAATCTTGGAAGGTTTCGGCAGCGGCTTGACGTTCTTCCTGACGAACTCCAGGATCGCCGCTTCCAGTTCCTCCGTGATGACGCGCTTCAGGGTGAGTTTCGACTGGTAGAGATTGATCTTCTCAAACCGTTCGCCCTCGGGTCCCCGGATCTTTCCCCAACCCTGCCACGCGTTCGGCGTGAAGTATTGGGGGATCCAGACGTGGGGATCGAGTTTGCAGAGCCGCATCAACTCCTCGACCGTCGCCGGCCGGTCGAGCTTCAGAAGGTTCACCGTCCCGTCGATATCGGTGCGATCGACCACCTCTCCGACCTTCTGCCCAGGGGGGCCTTCCCCTGGTTCGGAGTCCGGGGCGTACTTCCGAACGTACTTCATGATGGTCGTGTGGTCGGCCCCGAGCTTCCGTCCGATCTCGCGGATGCCAAGTCCCTGCTTGCGCATCTCCACGATTTTGGCAATATCTGATCCGGAGAACTTTGGAGTTGACAAGAATGCTCCTTACGCGATATGAAAAAGTTTCAGGAGGATAGCGGCCCCGCCACCGCTGCCGGCGGCCAAGACGGCGAGTTTGAGGCGGATTCCCCAGACACGTTCGGATAGGGTATCCACCTTGCCCTCGACTCGTTCGAGGACCTGCGCGAGGCACACGCTTCGTTCATCAAGGACGGCCAGTTGCGCTGCACAGTCTGGGTTCTCACAATTCCATTCTGTTTTTCTCATTGATCACGGGTCCAGAATACCACTTGCCAAAACCCCTGCTTGGTTGACTCAGCGGTTACCGTTAGAGTTCCAAAATCGCGTAGGCGTCAGCCCCAGACAGTGGAGCGTCGACATGTAGAAAGGTCTCTCCGGAACCGGCCTGCGTGTGACGTACTTCGATAATATCACCCGCCGTGACCCCTACGAGATTTCCGGTGCGGTTGCCTGCCGTGATGACCGCGCCCCATCCTCCACCGTTCAACCGGGCCTGTACCTCGCCGGCGCCCATGACCGGCCCGACGGAGAAAGCGTACGTCCCCGTCGTCGGAGCCGTGTACTGTGCCCCCACTACGTTCTGGGCAAGGATCCCCATGTCCGTCCAACCATCAATCTCGGAGGCCGAGATGAGGAAACTCCAGCCGAGTTTGTAGATGGAATCGTAGTCCCTACCAGCATAGTAGTGTCGAGCCCCTACTTCGGCACGCATCTTGCTTGGGCGGAATCCCAGGACGTGCAAGATAGTCGTGCGCGAGACGAAGATGGCTTTCCCGTAGGCCCAGGTGACGTACTTGGTCAGGGTATCGGCGCCGTCGGGATCATCGTAGAGGGAGAGGTCATTTCTGTGTTGATCCGAGACGGCCCACCCCGGAGATACTGTTTCCTCGTCATAGGCGAGTTTGTATACCTCGAACGGGTTATTGTAGTTCCGTCGATTGAAACTGACGTAGATCCCCTTGTCATCGTCCGTTGTGCCTCCGACCTTTACCACGTCGACACTGGCCGTCGTCGGGAACCGAACGGTGTTCACTTTCATCTCGACTGGAGGCACGGGATGGTAGTGCACGTCCAAGATCGGGGCGACGTAGACGCTTGGTTGATCCGCCCTCGACATGATGACGGGCGATGGTTCATAACCCCACTGGTATCCGGTCGTGAGTTTGGCCTCGAGCTGCTTCGTGCCCAGACCTCCGCCACTATCCCAGCACCATCCGAGGGTGACCGCTCCGTAAAGGATGTAGACCGGTGTGTCGATGACATGGTCCTGCGGAACGGAGTCGAGAACTCCTCGGTAGACCGTATCGAACTGGATGTAGTTGCCAACCATCTCGCACTTTTTGATAAGGACGAATTCGTCCCCGATCGCTACGAGGTTGGTCAGGTTCTGGTCCAGACTATTGATGTCTGCGTTGGGCCAGAACTGGGACATGATGTCGGCCTGGGAGTCCGGGTCGCAGGTGACTTGGATCGTGGCCGTGGGATTCGCATCGCCTTCTCCGATCGCGACCTTGAGTTTTCCCATGCGCATCCAACTCGAGAATTGATCATCTAAGTACCAGTCGGTTGGAGACGCCCCGGTCGGGTAGTCCTTGTAACGTCTCTGGATGAATGCCCAGCGTGCGTCTCCCGTGGGCCGACGAACGGCGTACATGCACGCCTGATGGGACCCAAAGAATCCTCCCGAAGCATTATCCCGATACGAGACTCCCCACGGGGCCTCCCTGATGAATGTCTGGGCCGGGTCCGTGGCAAAGAGGCCCGCGGCGACCGGTGGTGCCCACAAGGTCCCGACAGGAGCCGTGTCGAACGGAAGGGCGTACTTGAAGATGTCTTGGACGAGAAAGAGGATGATCTTTCCATCCTTCAACTCCCCGTAGTCCACCTTCCCTACTCGCATGGGCATAAGCGCAAATCCCAGGTCGGAGTCCGTCCAGGCGACCACCGCTCCGGGCTTGATTGCCCAAAGGGTGCGGTCTACGGCGATCGTGGCTTTCGCGAGGGGCGTACAACGGTATCGGAGATCCCGGTTGGCCAGCTTTGCGGCGAGGACCGCGTCCTTGCAGCCGGGATAGTTGATTTGGGCGGAGATCAGCGCACCGGCCTGGATCCGTTGGTTCGCAAGATCCGAGGCGCAGGCATAGGCTCCCTTGTAATTCTTGTCGCGATCCATGTAGGAGACGAGGATCTGGTTGTTTGTTTCTTCCCACGTCCCACGCGAGAAATCTTGCACCTCAACAGAGTTGGCCTCCGTGATCTGCGGGACCAGGCCGATGGTGTAGTCCGCTCTGGCGAGCTTAACTTTGAACTTCCCGTCGGTGTGGTCAAGGTATAGGACACCATCTATCTGCCGCTGAATCTCGTTCAGGAGATCGTTCGCCTCCTTTGTGCTGTCGACGGTCATGGAGAACCCGTTTCCTTCCGTATAAAGAGTTTCCGCGGCCGCCTTGAAGGTGATTGGGTCGATGTCGCCAGTAGGGAATCCAAACCCCCAATCAGTGTTCGTCAGGATCTCGTAGATGATGCACATTGGGTTCGCATCTCCAGGCCCAATAATGTGGTGTCCGGTGATCATGCCCAAGGTGTTGGGGCACCGTTGGATTTCGAACTTCCATGGGGGAAGGTTCGTCGTATTGCCGAGGTATCCACCCTGCCACACGAAATGGCACGTCCCACGGTACGGAAGGTTCGGAGTCTGAAAACCAGCGAGATAGACGGCGGCATCCTGGGCCGCTCGCCCGTTATACAGGATACCGTACCCCTCAACACCTCCTCCTCCTCCGGCACCATCTCCCCCGAAAAGTTCTCGGTCATCGACGAGAATAGGCACCTCATTTCCACCGACTCCCGCTGGTACGCTCCAGACGATATCTTCCCCAATCCAGACTTTGAAGATCTTGTCAATCTGACCTAAACAAAGTGCGAGTTGGAATCCGATCGAATACTCGTAACCGGTGATGACATCCTTAGAGGACCACATGCCTGTCTTCATGCGCTCATGCACGGGTTGCTTTCGAAGATCCCCGTACCAAACGACATTCGGCCCATCGATCAAAACGCGTCCCCAGACGATCGGAATGACTCGGCCCTCGATCGCCGTCGGGAAGTGAAAGTCACCGAGGCCGGCGGGACGGGCATTCTCAAAGTCCGGCTTCGGTCGCAGAAGTTCCGAGAGGACCATCATGCCGGCGGACAACACCAGCCCGATGACCATGAAGACGATGAAGTCGTCGATGCCAAGGAACGCCAGAAAGGGCATATTTACATACCTGATTCGAACGGATTGACAAGTGGGACGAAGGGAAATCCGCCAAAATTGTCGGTGTTCGCGAACGGGCTCGCGCAGTTGGCCAAGGTTTTCTGGCAGCCGGCATTGGCCACCACGGCCTCTCCGGCGGGTGAGACGTTGAACGGGTTGATCAGGGTGAGGACGTCCCCCGCCTGCGCCACGACCAACCGATAGTCCCCATTGTACGTCACGAATCCCGCCACGAAGAAACCCGCGCCGCACGCCCCCGCTCCCGGGCAGGTAATATCGGCATCGCTGACGGTCGTAACCGTGAACATCTTCTTCCAGGTGGCGGAGGTCTCGACGACCTGGCATCGACCGTCGTAGAGCATGTGGGCACAGAGGGCGGAATACGTGCGCCGTGGGATCGGCCTCGTCTGGGCACATGTCACGGGCAGGACCGTGATTTTGGCCGTTGTGGCGTCCACGTCGAAGGACACCATTTGCACCATGCCCTTGAATATAACGACCGTGCTGGCCGCAATATCGTTCCGATGTGTGCGTCGAATGGTCATCGAGGCTCGCTGCCCAGGGATAGCGTTGACGTAGAGTTGCGGAAACGCCTCCGAGGCTGGCATAGTGATCTGGATACGGTCTCCGGATTTATCGTCTCGGGACATGGCCAAGCGCCCGCGAGAGATTGGGATAGCTCGGTAGGTGAACCCCGAGACCACTATCGTCTCGGCATTCGACGTGTAGTGGTAGTAGGTACTGCCGATCAGGAACTCGTAGAGTTCGATCGGTTGACCCGATTCGACGCTGGATTCGTAGGTGTCATAGGTCATTCGAGTACCGCCTTGACCGGGAAATTCACAACGGACCAGCCGAGGGCGTCCTGATGGGTGAGAACCGCCTCATCGTCGTCCATCCGAACCTTCTCGATGAAGTCGACCCGTCGGACCTGCGCGATGGTGGCGTTGATCCCCCAGGTCCCAAAAATGGTCAGTTGCTCCTCGTTCTCATCGATCACCGCCGCGCCCGTGATCGTTCGGATTGCCGATGTACCATCCGTCTTAGTGAGTCGGATTACATTCCGCGGCGCCACGGCGTTGATGAACTTGGTATACCCCACGTTTTGTACGGTAAGAACCCCGGAACCAGCCGTGACATCCCGAGTAACCAGAAGGTCGTCGTAGAAAGTCGGAATGTAGAAGGAGATCTGCCGCCCACGAAGGGCGTGTAGGAGGCACCGGATCTGCCACAGGGTCTGACGGCTCGTCGACTGGAATCTCTTTTCATGCCCACGTTTCCCCATGGGCCAGCGGGAGGCGACCATGAAGACGCCAGTCTCGTTGTCCCAGGTGAGAAGTTCCTTCTCGTACGTTTCGGGAAGGGTTTCGTCCATCGCATTCGGCCCGTCGAGGAGGACCTTCGAGTTGAAGGTCGACCAACCAACCGTACTGGCAAGATCCACCGTGTTGTCGAGAGCCGTCAGGATGATCCGGAGGGATTGCAGTCCAATCGGATACCGTTCGCCACGTCCCATCTGGTTGGCGTAGACGATGCGCACCGGTAAGACTCGGGCCCCCGCGGGGAAGTTGCTCAGAAGGGTAGACGCGAACGTGATCGACGTGGTTGTTTTCGACAGGATCTCGAGGGTCTCGTAGAGCGTCTCGTTGGCGTAGATCGCTGCGAGACCGCCGTCTCGCAGATCGACATACTGAGTCGAGTCCACGTAGATCGTGTCATCCCCGATACTGGCCGCCGCCGTGAGAATTGCCGCCTCGTGCCAGACCGGAAACCCGAGGGCCTTCTCCTGAACGTTGAAGATCATGCTCTCTAAACATCGCCGCTGGTAATCCGTGACCCGGAACTCCACCTCGAAGATCTGCCGCGGGGCAAGGCGGAGTGAGACGCGCTGCTCCTTGCCATTCTTGTGGGTCAGGATGTCGGTGAGCCACTGGAGACGCTCTACTATCGGGGCCTCCGGCTCGAATGGGAGGAGCACCGTCCGCTGACCTGTCAGGTAGAGGATAATGTCCCCAATGTCGAACCCGAAGATCAACTCCCCATCGATCTCCGGGGGACCGTCAGCCGTAATCCACAGGGTCAGCGCCCATCCGGTCTGCGGCTGAATTGTGCTGGGAATGGTAGGAAGTCCAGTGAAGTAGACACCGGCCCCCGCCGAGCTGGTGTAGGAGGTGAAAGACCTCGTCTCTTTTCGGTAGGAGCTGTAGAGCTGAACGGTGTAGTTCAGTGTCGACAGAACCAACCCCGCGTCGATCTGGCGCGGAAGGAGAATGATCTTCTCAAAGAAGTCATCCCCCGGTCCCTGGGCCAGGGCACCGTTGAAGTTGCTCGTGCCGACAGGAGCGTAGGGAGAAGCCTCAGCGTGAGTGCCTCCGACCGGGTTGGCCGAGGGTACCTTGCCCAGGCGCTCGATTGACCACTGGGGTGGGGCGTCCTTTCCCTCGATCCAATACGTAGGGTACACACCCAGGACGGGCGAGGAGATGGCGGCGCCGGAACGGTCCGTGGGCATGTTCTAT